GACCTTAATAAATACAAAATAACCGAGGAACTCGCTCAAATTAACGAGAGATTCCTCGGTTTTCATTTCATTAAAAGTAAGAGACCTATTTTTTCAGTGGACTCATTTCGATGCGGTTAGATTTTATAGTTTAATTTCTTCAATTTTTGCACGCTGTTCTAGAGTTGAAAGGTAATCCCACATAACCGAACGTTGTCTCTTTAACAAATCAATCGGACATTTAGGTTCAAACTCAAGTTGCCCTTTTTCGTATTTCCCAATCATCATATCTAACTTCTGGAATCGTTCTCTCAATTCGTAGTATTCTTTTTTAAAGCGTTCTTTCCAATCTTCCATTTTTAGTTCCTTTCTTTTACGTTTCTATAAGGATAACTTCGCAAGCTACCACTGAAATTCTTTTTACAACCAATTCACAATCCAAAAAATCGCATGGATAACCTCCATCCAAATCCTTGTTATTGTGGCAAACTGAAATGTTTTGTTGTTCATCTATCACTTCACAAAGTTCTTTAACTTTCATTTTTTCAATCCTTTCTTTACACCTTTAATTATTCCGCTGATTACGGCCAGAATAATAAAGATTAACAACAAAAATACCAACCACCCGAAAGCGATTGATACCAAATCCCATATAAACATGTCTTTACTCCTCTACTTTTTCGTATGTTTCTTTAAAAATGTCAGGTTTGCATGGATAAAACTCGCCTTGCACACCTTTGATGATATAATCGCCTGTTTTTGCAATCATCAATCCCTCAAGTGTTTCTATCTTTAAAACTGGATTATCCAAATCAGCATAATCTACACGAATTGGATCTAATCCTAATTCTGATAACTCCAAAATTGATTCTTCTGTATCTACGAACTGAACCGCCTCAATTACAACTGGTTTCTTTCTGTATTTCATTTCCTACCTCCTTTCAAAGCATAATAAAAGCACTTAGATTTCTCTAGGTGCTTTGATAACTATTAATAAACAAATTCAAGTTTTGGTTTAATTTCAAAGGTATCATAAAGTTACCTTGCATATTCGTAACCTAATTTACCTTTAATACGATTAAACGTTTCCAAAATGTGACTGGGGGTATCCGCTTGAAATACAAATCTAGGAGTTTCATCATCTGGGTAACTGGATTTTACCCATGGATAAATCTCTGTATAGAATTGCATTGTTTCTTTACTAGGTAGCGCCATTACTTCCATTTCAGTACCTCCTTAACTTTTTGTAACAATATTTTATCTGGCGTGTCTTCAGCTAAAACACCGACTTCAGCTACTAATTCATTGATATTATTTTTCTCAAAAGCAGCTAACGCATCAATACTAATTCTATGAAGATACATCATATCAAGGTTTTGTTGTGTTTTCACATACGACACCAACGGAGCATTTAATGCTTTCATTGCTTCTTCAAGGTTATTATACCTCTTTTTATTCTTTTTGTAAAACACTTTTGCAGAATCCCAATGTTTTTTATGGGTCAACTCATGCTTTAAAATACCGGTAAGGTCATTTGAAGCAAAGTAGTCATCTGACAACAGGTTTTGAATCTGCTCTTTTGAATGCAAAATATCACTAACAAAAAGAATATTTTGTTCTTGATTATATCCTGCAAAAGCGTTCAATCGACTATGTTTCACAATGACAATTTTAGGCACGTCAAAGTCAGATAAATCTTTCAAACTCTCATGAACGTTTCGCATGGTATCCCTAATTTTCTTAGTGTTGTCTTGTAACCAAAAATCATAACCCGTCCCATGAACTTGTTTAGCGCTGACCCGAATCCTATCACCGACTACGAATTGTTGTGATTTCGCCATTAAATCAATTGAACTCATATCCTGATTATACATCTTTTCCCCATCTTTCGCAACATACTTGCTATACCACTCTTTATAAGTCATATCTGCAGGTACTAGCTCGGTCTTACCTGTCACTGGATTCCTTGCCCTGCGCTTCAGCTTGCTGTAGTCTGCGTCCTCATCGTATCCGACAGTAGTAGACCTACACCACGGATGCATAGGCGGACAATTGACTCCAGGGACAGCCTTATCCCTATCATAGACTTGATTATCATGTTCCTGACAAATGCGTGATGTACGCTTGTCTAAGACGGCCACAAAGATATACTTCTCTATATCCGCTTCCTCATAGCTGAGTAGTTCCATTTGGTTATGAAAAAAGGCTGATTCTGTCCGAACCAAACGCCTTGCATCGTTCTGACCTACGTTGAACCTCTCAGCGATTGCTTGTGCAGTTTCTCGTGTATCTCGGCCTGTCATGAGGCTTATGAGTAGTTCATCTTTTATGCTAGAAGTAAGCTTCCCCGTATTCTTCCAGATGTCTGTGGAATACGTGCTTCCGTCTCCTACCCAACTAAAAGACTGTAGATGTTTAATCTCGCTCTCAGGAAGCCCAGAAAAGCCGTATGCTAGCCCTGTCTGCTGTTGCAGGTCAAAGGTAGCCTTGTAGTAACTATCCTTCATAAAGTCGCTATAAAAGGCGTCTGAGCCCGTCTTCTCTGAATGATAGATAGATTCACGCATACGATCTAAATCGTCGCTCAAACGCTCTAAACGCTTCATACGGAAAGAATAAGCCGGACTATCTAAGTCAGCCAGTAGTCTTTGGATGTTCGGGTCATTCGGTCTCGCTTCAAGCACCTTACGAAGTTCATTCAGGTCTTTCTTGTCTTTCATGTTCTTCAAGACTTGTCTAGCATCTACCTGACTTAAACCATAATCACGTTGGAACTTATCAAAAATCTTATTGATTTCCTTATCCAAATAAATCTTAGCTTCTTGATAGACCTTATCGAACTGGTCTGCCTGCTTTTCGGCCTTGTCCATCTGTTGGTAAATCAGATTGGCTTTCCTCTTCGCCCAATACTCCTGATTCTTCATCCTCTACCTCATCTTCGGGTTTCGTGTTGTCTTGGTTGAACATCGGCATTCTTTCCATGTTCTTCTCTTTCTCTTCTTCCAAGGCTTCCAATTCAGCGTCTGGGTCTTCCACAAACGGCAAGAGAGAAATAAGCTGTCTATTGGTCACTTTACCTTCCAAGTTGTTCACAATCTGAGAAATTTCTAACAAGTTTTTAGGTAAACCACGGCTGAATTGTGGAACGATTGAATGAGACTCTAATGCAATCTGCTTCATGCCCAAGTAATGAGCAAAAATCGCAATCCGTTGGCGCAATCCACGCTTGTAATTCGCTTCCTTGGTCTTGGTAATCATCTCAAGGCCCATCAACTTGAATTCCATGGCTACGCCTGACGTGTTCCCTGCGAAATTCTCATCAGTCAAGTTTGGCACATGGCTAAATGTGTAGATATCCTCTTTCAGAGCTGTGCGCAAGATTTCAGTAGCACTTTCGTCCAGCGTGTTCTTCAAGAACTCAGCTCTTGCACTATCGCCCGGTAATTCCAAAAGACCTTCTTCAGAAAGAATCTTCATCGCTACCTTGGCATCTTCTGGCGTATCAGCTAACTGCGTACCATACAATACAAGGATAGACTCTACTGCCTGCTCCTTATCGTTGACACGGTTACCCATCAAAGAATTATAAGCGTCAATCAAGCTAATCTGTTGCTCGTAGTCTCCAATCGCAAAGTGATTGTTGCGATACTCGATAATCGGGATTTGGCCAAGTTTGTGGGCTTCTACTTGCTCATTCTGAGTTGTTCCTGAATCTGTACTTCTCAGCACCATGTGATAGTGCAGATTCTCAGTAAAGACCTCTGCCTGATACTTAGTAGTATCTTTCGTATCGTCCTTCACTTGATAGTAATAGACCGCAAACAAAGGCTTCCGCTCAATACTATCATCGTAGACCATAAAGGTATTTTCTGGGTCAATACTAGTTGAATCCAACTCAGTCAATCCCTCTTTAGCGTAGATGTACTCGTAAGCACGACCATAGATAGCCATGTTCAAAGCATTCTGAGCGTCTACTTGGTCAATCTCGGCACCGTCAAAAGCTGTAAGTAGTTCATCAATATCACCTTCAGCAGTGTTATTGTACTTGATAGGATTGCCCATAAAATAGCCTGTAGCCGTGTCTGCGATATCCTTGGCATGATTAGCTACCGTCTTGTAATTTGGTGCGTTCTCGTTGCGTCTCTTGTGATTTAAGATAGCATGCTCACCCAAGTAGTAGCTTTTTAAATTCTTCAATCGTGAACCTTCAGTGCTATGCTTGGTTATCAATTTGTAAATCAGGTCTTTCTTCAAAGAACCCTCATCATATCCATCCCGTGGATAGGTTAAATATTGGTACATGTCTTTCCTCTCTATAGACCATAATCAGAACGTCTGCGGACGGTTGCTTTCCCGCCTTCGATACATTGAAGGCTGTAACGCAAAGCATCCATCAAGTGGTTGTTTTTATCTTCTGGTTTATTCAGCCAGTTTCCTTCTTTGTCTTGTTGATAACAATAGCTATAAAATTCATCCATGATATTTTTACAATCTGGATGCACATAAATAGCGTATCCTTGTAACTTGGATACGCCAGCCATAATACTATCCTTACCTTTACGACTCTCTTTAATTCGAGTTATACCGTGTTCTGACCTTAGTTCCTCAATCAGTCGTAATTCAGCACTATCGGCAATGATTTGTGAGCGATGATAACCTTTGTCTTTTATCATCTTCGCAACTTCTTTAGTAATCAATCCAACTTTATATGCTTCGTCAAAGACATAAATCTCTTTCGTCGTATCATTTATCAATGAACAACACAAAGCAGTTGGATCGTGAGTGAAACCAAAGTCAAGACCGATACATAATTTATTTGCTGAATCTCGTAGCAATTCATCCTTATCGAAATCCTTGACAGTCACGTTCTCGTAGATTAAACCTTCAGCAACTCCCCACTCGCCATCACAAACGATTCTCGCACGTCTAGGGTTCGTATGATACAAATCCTCATAACGCTTGATATCGACTTCATCAAGCCACTCATTGCATTTATAAGTAGTTGTAATAGCGAATGTATCAGCTCGTCTCGTATCTTCATCAAAGAAGACACGCTTGAGCCAGTGCCTTTCATTCCACGGGTTAAACGTAATTGTGATTTGTTTAAAGAAGTCAGGTACGTCTAGGCTACCACGGATTGACTCAACAACCGTACTGAACTTGTCTTCAGTCTCAATTTGGTACGCTTCTTCAAACCATGCCCAGCACAAGATGCCTACATCAACCGTGATAGATGTGATTTTGAGTTCATCATCCAAACCACGGAACAGTATTTTTTGCCCAGTCGCTTTTATAGTTATTTCAGGCAAAGACTCGTTGAATTTAAACAAATGAGTCACGCCCAACACATTACACGCCCATTTAAAATCTGTATAGGTAGATTGCTTATTTGTATTCGAGTATCTACGAATAACAAGCAAGTTAGCCCAGGGATATTTCAAAAGACGTACGACGTAATTTAATGCAGTTGTCTTGGACTTCTTCGAACCACGGGAACCTTTTACAACACGATAAAGATGTCTTGAGCGCCAAAACTGTCCGTACCCTGCGCCTACTGTCTTAGGTAGGTCAACAACAATATCATTCTGTTTAATCTGGTATGTCTGACTCATTTGCAAACACCACCGTTCCAGAAACGTCTGCCTCTACTTTGTCTGTCCAAAGCCTATGCCGTTTGCCTAAAAGTTCGGCTGCCTTGATTCTATCTTTTGCTCCGACATCAATATCCGTAATCGTTTGACCTAATTCTCCTATGCTTATCAAGGTCTGTTCTTGCGTCTCTCCTCGCATTACTGATGTTAGATAACTAAGTACTTCTTGCTGGTCTGCAATTTTTTCAGAATCAAGTTGTTTCAGTCGTTCATCTATATAGCTTTTAATCTTAGGATTCTTTAGTAACTTATGCCCTTCAACGCCTGCCACTCTATCACCAGAAACGCGATAACCTGCTTTCTTATAGGATTCCGTCGCATTGCCTGAGATGATGTACTCATCTGCAAATCTCTTTTGTTTTATCGTCAATTCATTCAATTTTCCATCACCTCCATTCAAATAATCAAAAAAAGCCACACGATGTGCGACCTTCTTGTAAGACGACTACAACCTTGCGTGTTAATTAGAAATCAATTTTCTGATTTATTTTTTTGTAGTCTTTAACGGCGACGCCCGGAATCGAACCGAAAAGTTTGAAAATACATTGGAGAAAAAATCACTTTACGCCTGTCGTCGCCATGTGAGGCCGAAGCCTCGGAAATAAAATGAAAAATATAAGTAGTCATCAGTGCGCTTACCGCCTTCAGCTGATAATACTATTTTAGCAGATTAGAACTATCATTTACTATCGTTGTTATCAAACATTTTAGACATTTTAGCTAACGCTCTACCTCTTGTTCTTTGGATAGTTGCTGGGCTACATCTTAATTTTCGTTCGACTTCATTCCACGTTAGACCGTTGATATAAAGCAACCTCATCACAATGTTTTCAAACGGATCATCAAGAGATTCAATCGCTTGAATCATCTCGTCACGTTCACGATAAATCGACCTAATTTCCTCGTACAACTGTTCTGACTGGTCGATAATCGATACATTCAAATCTTCAGTCTTATTCTTGTTATCTCTAGCTTTAGGCATCGAATCAAACGTCTGCCCTCGTAAGATACTAGAACGCAAACTAATCAATTCCTGATGTTTCGACTTAGCTTTTATATCGATATATGGCAAGGCTTTTAATCTCTGTTTAATATCTACTGTCAATCATACACCTCGATTCCAAAGAATTGACAAATGTCTTCTGCCTCACATTCGGAAATTTCCAAACCTTTCTCCCAGCTGCTTAGGATTGTTTCAGAACACCCCAAATGCTTTGCTAATTCTGTGCGAGTAAGTCCTTGCTCCAAACGTTTTTCTTTCAAGAGCGCATTGATATTCCCTACCTCACACTTCTTGAACAAGACATCCTTATCCAAAACTAACTCTTTTGACAGACTTTCCTTCTGACGATCGCTTGGTATCATCCCTCGTTCCCAATTTGAAAATGTCCTTGGACTAACACCAAATCTCTTTGAAGCTTTTCTTAAAGATAGACCTTTACCAATTCTCCATAATCTAATTTGTTCTGAGAAAAATTTCCTATTCTTCATGTTCCATCTCCTCGATTAGCCAGTCAAGGTTCTTACGTGCTTTCTTCAGGTCCTCAAGGCCGTTTTTCTTTTGGAAGCGCAGTTGATACTTCAAGGCATTTCCAAGATAAAAGCCTTTCAGCTGTTCTGGTGTCATGAAGTTTCTTAAAGCATCGATAGATTCCATGCCAAATCTTCCTTGGTAGTGGCTTGGTTTGTTTACGTTGTCAATTATTTCTGGGTACATTCCTTATCCTCCAAAAGTTCTGGGTTCTCGTAGATGTTGCCTTTGACCTCATAGTAATTGCTCATGTGCTCATAAAGATTAAAGATTTCTGTGGTAAGCTTCTTATCAAGTAAACCTAGCATAGGTGAGTTTGCAACCCTCACCACTTGGAACATCCCAATCTGTCTCCTATCTCTAGGATTTCGCATTCTGACAACATCCCCCTCGAAAATCTCCACCCCGTTCTTGTCTTTGAGTCCTGTTGATTGCATGATGACTAGATGTTCAACAAAAACATAATCTGGAGAGCTTGCGACAGACTCCTGTTCAACCACTACAACTTGCCCACTTTCTGTTATCGCGAAAGTATCTTTAAACATTTCTTTTTTTGCGCTATCCCACGCTCTATATTTCGGTATCATAACATCACCTCATCCCCTACTCTAATCTTCTCAAACTGCTCTCTAGTAACTACGAAAATCCCATAATCTCTGATAGTCACTGTGTATAGCTTCCCGTGTCGCCCTTTCTCAAGGACTTTACCAAATATCTCAGCGCCTTGATTATCTGCTTTATAGACGACAATCGGCTTTTTCTCTTCTAGTTTTTTAATATGGATACTCTGCCAGATGTTTAGTCCAGCAGATAGCAAGATCCATACTGCGATGAATCGTTTCAATCTGTGACCTCCTCTCCATCGTATGGTATGTCCCCATTTGATAAGTACTTAGATTCAATCATCAAGAAATCATTGACGCATTGATGACTACAGAAACAATTTTCAACATCGTTAAATAATGCTAGAATAACATGATTCTCTTGCACTACCAGAAACTCGTCTTCGATTTCTTTACAACAGTTTGAACACTCATAACTCATCACTCCACCTCATTTCTCAATTCAAAATCAATTCCATACATAATGAGACAACTTTGAAAATCCACAAATTCTTCAACCGCTTCAGCTTCTTGAAAGTCGTAATTCTCGACTGAAAGCAAGAAATCATCAATATCATTTCTTTGGACACTTCCGTATTCTGTCTTTGTATGTTCCATAGCTTGTTCATAGCCATCTACATCAATTGTGTAGCATATTCTGCCACTCGAAAAATCATATTTGTAATTTTTTATAATCATCACTCAACCTCCTCAATTTCAATCCCTGGGCAATCAAACACCCAGCCGAAGCCAGCTTCTTCTAGTTGTTTGCGAGTGTGTGCTGAACGAAATTTTTTATCTAGTTTTATATCCGCTAACGTCCAAGCGTCAAAGCGTTTAATAAAGGTTAAGTAACTATATGCTTCTTCAATCCATTTAAACCTTACATAGTACCGCTTCTCTTCCTCGACCTCGTAGCCGTCAAGCCATGCACGGGCGAAGAGATCTCTGTTGGATTTCTTTTGATACCATTCTGTAAATTCCTGGCTTCCATTGCTACAAGCATAATGCAACGCATCCTCTAGTTCTGGACTATGTTCTCTTGCACCCTCAATCACATCATCCACAAACTGCGGAACTTTGACTTTTTGGGGTTCGTCAAGTTGTTTGACTAATCCTAAAACAAATTCCGCTTTTAAGTATGGTTCATCTAAACGTTTAATTCTCTCAATCAATTCCTTAATATTCATCTTCCAACTCCTTCTTCAACTGTTTTACCTTCTTCCTCGACAGGTCACGTTCTGCTGATCTCAAATGCCTGTATCGTGGTAGACAAGGCTTAGATAGCTCTACAATCCTTTTCTCTAGTGCTTCGATAGAGTGCTTCTTACCGTCTAGCACAGCTTGTTTGTCATACTTCATTAATTATCCTGCTTGTTTCTCTAGCCAGTTAAAGAGCAAGCCAAACTGCTCCGTCACTAGCTCATCATCATTGTATAGCTTGCAAATCTCACTAATTGACGACACTGCCCATAGCCAATAAGCATCTGAGCCGAAACCGACTTCTTGACTCTTCTGATTGCTGCGCGCCATCCATTCTGGAATTTGTCTTCTGAAGAAATCAATGTAGTCAATTCTCATAGCAATTCCTCAATCTTGATATAGATCCCAACTGTGTCAGCCCAGAACTTTTCGGCAATCTCGCTGGCCACTTGGGCATCGTCCTGCCAATATCCAAGTTTTGTCATGCAATCCTTGAGCAACTTCTGTAAATTATCTGTATCTGGCTTTGTGGTCTTGTACTGACCATCATAGCTTTTTTTGATACGAGGGAAGCACCACTTAACCGTCAGACGAATCGCTCCTTTAAATTTATCAGGAGGAACATGTTGGGCAAGCAAGCTCTCAAATTTCGCTCTGGCATTTTTCAGATCCTCTGGCTCATAAAAGATTGGCTTACCAAATCTCGTGTTTACCTTTTTCTGTTGATGAGTTGTTGTCGGTATTTTTTCCATCGGTAAAAAGAATTCAATCATTTTTACCTCTTTGCTAATCTGATACAACTATAGCAATTACACGACCATCATCAAAGAATTTGAATTCCGTTTTGATAATTTCATAATCATCATTTTCTAACTCTCCAATATACTCATTGATGTCATCTTGGAATTTTTCAATAGCTGTTTCGGTATTTTCGAGGTCAAAGTCAGCCTCACTAAATTTACTTTTAAAAATATCTACATACATTTTTATTTCACCTTTCTAATTTTACATGTTTTTGTTTGTTATAATTTTGCGCCCTTTGCAAAAGATGAGACAAAGGATAAAGGGGCAGGACTTACAGCCCCTTTTCCTTTTCTCTTTTGCTTTTACGAAGGAAAAGTCCTTTTATAACCTTGAATAAGGTTATTACCTTAATTTTTCTAGAAAAAATTGTAACTTTTTCCTATTTTTCCAGATTTGACAGGAAAAGAAAAATACACAGTTTTTTCTATTTTGAGAAAAGAAAAAGTTAGAACTTTTCTGAAGAATTCTTTGTAACTTTTTCCTATTTTTCCTTTTCTTTTATAGTAAAAACAATACCGTTTTTGATGTCAAAACTTTCATGTTCTTCAACATAATTTTCCACTGTCTTTTTACTTTTCACTCCAAAATATTCTTGAATTTCTTCCACGGTCACTGGTGAAACTCCATCAAAAAGTGCACTATACGCCGTCTCGAGTTTCTTGTTCCGTTCCTTTAAGTTTTCCTCTTTAGATTTTCGACCTCCTCTTGCATTGGCTGCTGCTTTCTTCATATAACTGTTACTCTCCTCCACCTGTATATCTGCTAACACGCCTGATTCATCAAGTGTATGTACTGGATAGCTGAACCACATATTGACTGGCTTGAATTTGGCAAACTCTCGGAGCGTACCCTCAACACGCCATGCAGTTGCTATCTGAATCTTGTTGCGAGCTTCTTCGAGCTTGTCTACATAAGGAGAACGAGCCATGACATCTGAAATACCTTTTTCAAAGTGCGTTCTCATCTGCGCTGGACTTAATAGATCATCTAGTCCGACATTTTGTTGGTAATAGGCATTATTTTGCTCTTGCAAAGCCTGCTTGTATACTTCGCACGCTGCTTGGTTCAGTCTTTGAGTAAGCAATTCTTCTGACACTTCTAGCTCTACTAAGTCGATTAGCGCGTCAGGATCTCGAGCGAATACACCCGAACCACTAGCGCGGTCCATGGATTTCTTGCCACCTTGAGCCCCTTTAGAGTGGTGATGGCAGTAGATAACACTAGAACCTAACTCTGTAGCTACCTTATCAAATTGATTTGTAAAGTGTGCCATCTGGTCTGCACTGTTCTCGTCTCCAGTCAGGACCTTGTAAATCGGGTCAATGATGACTGCGATATAATTCTTCTTCAAAGCTCGACGTATGAGCTTAGGCGCCAACTTGTCCATCGGTACGGTCTTTCCACGAAGATTCCAGATATCGATGTTTTGGATATTCTGCGGTGCCAACCCCATAGCCTGATAAACATCACGGAAACGATGCAAGGCAGACGGTCTGTCTAACTCCAAATTGACATAGAGGACACGCCCCTGCGTACAATCCCAGCCTAGCCACTTTTTACCCTCTGCAATCGCAATCGACATCTCTATCAGTGCGAATGACTTACCAGCCTTGGACGGCCCGGCAATCAGCATCTTATGACCTTGACGAAGCACGCCTTTAATCAGCTCAGGCGCCAATTCTGGCAAATTATCCCAACTGTCGGCCAATCCTTCAGGATCAGGTAAATCATCGTTCAAGTCTTCGATGTATTGATACCATTCGTCCCAGTCAGCCTTACCAATGTTAGTATCCACCAAGAATTGCTTCTGCCCATTTCGGATAAATCCCGGCATGCGTGATAGCCTGCTTGGATTTCGGTTTTGGGTATCAACTACGATACCGTTTTTTTGGCAAACCTTGTAAAGATAATCAACCCGCTTACGATATTCTTCGTAATTCTTGGCATCTACTTTGACGATGGCATGTAGTGACTTGTTTCCGCTATGCACCAAAGCAACAATCGGTAATTCAAGTTCTTTGTATATGGCGTTTTGCTTATCGATTGGCATACTGTCGGATTCTACTAGGGCATATCTGAAATCTGTCACGTTTTCATTTTTAGCGCCTTTTCCATCCATGGGATTGAATCGCACCCATGCGCCAGCTTCTTCGTGATAGTCACCCAAGACTGCCCCGATGTCGCCATTGCACTGACTCAACTCTTTAATAAGCTGGCCAGCCGTCCGGTCATAGGCCCCCTTGGTTGGTAACCATTTGACAATTTCGCCAGTTTCATCGTCTGTTTTCGGATAGCACTCAGTCACATAACCAACATTTTCGCTAGCTTCAAAAAGTGTTTCAAGGTATTTTATAATCTCCTGAACCGGATTCCAAATTGTCGGCTCATGGATTTCTTTACCTTCAATCCAATTCTTGTCAATGACCTTATAGTCGCGGTCAATAGTATCGTTCCAGTCCAATTCATGCGCGTTCTCGCTATCGTAGCTAGATTGCGACACCCAGCCATTTTCTTTTGCCAGTTGGGTAATGGTAGCACCAGTCACAATCGTTCCTGCTTCTTCGTTGAAGGTATCCCATTTCTTGAAGCATTCAAATTTCTTGTACCGGCTATCGTTTTGTGACCAGTTATCCCAATCTGCTGCAGTATAGCCCTCATGCTTCAAGGCCATGCCGACCGACAACCACCCCTCATATGAGAGGGTAGCTGGGTCAATATAATTTAATAATGGTAGTAAATCAAATTTTTCTTCTGACATTTATTTCTTACACACTCCTACTCTTACTTCTCCGAATTGTTCATTTTTAAAAATTTGTAGTTCCATTTTTATGCTCCTAGTTAAAAATTTTACTTCCTAAGATTTCTGCTTTATCTGTTGAGTTCATCAAAATAAAAGCAATTTCATCTAGTGTTGAATGAAGTAAACTGAATTGTTCATTAAAAGTATCAAAGAACTTTTTTAATTTGGCACATATTCTTTAGGATTAACATTTTGCGGAAGTCTCCAACCGCTGCTTGCTATTCTATTTATCATATTTTTGGCATTTTCAAAGCTCCATAGACCGACATTTCTAAATCCATATCTTTCCAATAATCGAATCTGCTTCGGTGTGGTCAGACCTTCTGACTGTCGCTTGCTAAGTCGGTCTAGTAACTTGCTAGCTTTACCGTAATTTCCGATTTCGTCAGTAAAAATTCCAAATTTTTCTAAGGCTTGTAACTGATTTTTTGTTGGAGGAGACTGCTCGATTCCGAAGTTAGGTACGTAGTTTGATAAATCTTCAGCATGGATAGACATTTCAAATTGCAACGGATCTACTAGTTTGCGTTTACGCTTGCGCATTTCTTCCAATTGTTTGGCCAAGGCTTCTTCACGCTGTGCGACGACGTCCTCGGTTGCCTTGACTTCCATATCTTCAAGGTCAAGCATTACACCAGTTTGCTCTTCCATGTTCTCAACCATTTTTTGAGCGACTTCTGGAGTCTCACATATTAAATGAGCTGGACGGCATAGCTCGTGGCGTTCTGTATGCCAGAGGAAGTCTAGCAAGAGTAATTCTTCCTTTCCTGGATGTAAACGAGTACCACGCCCCACCATCTGGCTATATAAGGCACGTACCTTAGTAGGTCTTAGCACTACTACACAATCCACTGACGGGCAATCCCACCCTTCAGTCAATAACATCGAATTACAAAGCACGTTGTAACGGTCTTTCTCAAAGTTCTCTAAGATTTCTGCACGATCCTTGGACTCTCCATTGACTTCAGCGGCATGAAAGCCTTTTGCGTTTAAGATGTCGCGAAACTTTTGCGAAGTTTTAACTAAAGGTAAGAATACGACTGTTTTGCGGTCAGCACATTGCTTGACCATTTCGTCTGCTATCTGCTCCAGGTATGGGTCTAATGCCGTCCCGACATCGCTCGCCTTGAAATCACCTGCTGACATGCTGACATTTGATAAATCCAAGCTAAGCGGAATTGTCAAAGCCTTGATTTTAGATAAGTATCCTTCTTTGATAGCTTGTACCAGCGAATATTCATAAGCGAGACTGTCAAAGTAGGAACCAAGGTTCTTCATATCTCCACGGTCTGGTGTGGCAGTCACTCCTAATACATCCGATTTTTCAAAATAACCAAGGACACGCTGATAGCCGTCTGAAATAGCGTGGTGTGCTTCATCGACTACAATCGTATCGAACCAGTTGGGCGGAAACTGTCGTAATCGTTTCTCTCTCTGCATGGTCTGAACTGAACCGACGACGACCCGATACCAAGAACCAATAGAAGTATTCTCTGCTTTCTCTAAAGCCGTACCAAGTCCTGTTGCAGTCTTGAGCTTGTCGCTAGCCTGCTCCAAAAGCTCTGACCTATGAGCAAGGACAAGCACGCGCTTGCCCTCTCTCACTTGGTCTTCGATAATTTTGGAAAAGACGATTGTCTTCCCGCAACCTGTAGGCAATACTAAGAGCGTGCGTTTGCGACCTTTAGCCCATTCAGCTTGTACAGCTTCCCGTGCTTCCTGTTGATAAGGTCTTAATTGCATGCCTTACCTCCTAGAATTGCCCAGCTTGATATCCAGCTTGTCCTTGTGGTTGTTGCGCAAAATTCGGTTGCTGTGGTTGCTGGTAGCTTCCTTGTGTAGTTTGTCCTGGTTGTTGGTTCAATACTTTTGTGTAATCAACATCTTCAGGATAGAGCATGGACTTAACTTCGTTATAATTATTTTCCTTGTACTGTCGAGTTCCGACTTTACATACACCAGTTGCACCGATGATGGTGTTCCAGTTCATGCGAAGTGGTTCGCCTTTTTTCTTTTGGCCAATTGCACCAAAGAAAGCAGATAGCATTCCTTCAGTTGAGCTGTGCAGGAATAGATTGTGACGCAATTCAGTTTCGCCTTCGTTAGCTACAATCTTGATGCTGACGATAGCCTTGTTACACGCTGGTAATTTTCCGGGATTTTGTGGATTTGGTGTGTGGCGTGTACGCTCCATACCGATTACTGTAAAGTGGTACAATCCATCAGGTAATAGGACGTATTCCGAATCTTTTTCAATAGTATCTTCCCATCCGAATTCGCGATCAAAGTTGTTGTATTGTTGTTGTGTCATGTTATTTTCCTCTAATTCTAAAATTTTTATTGTATTTTGCTATGATTTCTAATTCCCAAAATCTACACCGTAAAGGGTAATTCTGGTTCTTTTCTAACTTGATTTTCAATAACTTCCACAGTTGCTTGCCAATGAGCGACAATCATATCCCAGTAGTCAGTCGGAAAACTTTCAATAGGAGTTCCTAGTGGAAAATGTCCGCGAATGTAAGCAACTTTTTGAAGTTCTTCTTCTGTCACGTTTCCTTGCGCCATGAGGTCTGTCAAACTCTTTGGCAAGTTCGTGTGATATTGCTCAGGTGGTGTCTGTGGCGTACTAGGAGCTTCATTTTGAGGTTTTTCAGATACCTGCGACATATTGAGAGGCAATTCTTCTTGGACTTGCTCAGGGGTTTGCTGTACAGTCTGCTGAGGTGCTGGAGCTACTGGAGGTTGTGGCGGAATAGGTTGTGTTTGTTGACTCGCAAAAATATGAGCGATTCCAGCGTAATGGAATGGCATTTCATCAGGTAACCCATGTCGGTTCTTGGCATCCCAAGCTGGTCGATGGTTGGTATACATCACGCGCTCACCACCCTGGGCTTTTTTCTTGCCATTATCAGTCGTCATGACCAAGGTCTTGTAGTTGGCAAATAGAACCATGTCTGCCCATTCTTTTACAAGTGGCCCTGTCTTAGAACCTGTCTTTTGCCCCAGTTTTAATTCGTAGCGGTCATAAGACCCCATTTCGTCTGGTTGTTCAAATTTCTTGATTTGAGCGTGTGCAGTCAATACTACATTGATGCCCATATCAACCAGGTCAGATAGGCTATTTAAGAAACGCCCCATTTCTTCCTGGACATAGGTATAACCCTTGCCCCAACCAAAATCTTCAATCCCTTGCTTGCCATGTTGCGAACAGATGTAATTAACTGCCAAAGCTTCTGCCCAGTCGATCGTGTCGATAACGAGAGTCCCACACTCAGTCGGATTTGCCTTAATAAAAGCAATCTCATTGATGAGCATGGTCCAGCTGGTGGGCTTGTCTAATCGTGCCACATCCATGTTATCGGTTGAACCTTCTGTATCGATGAAGACCGCATTTGGAAATTCAGCAGCAAACGTGGACTTACCAATTCCTTCAGGACCATAGATAACTACTTTTTGAGCTCGCGCCCGTTTTCCTCTTGTAATTTGCATTATTCACCTCCAAAAATCCCTTCTACCAAGGAGCGTAAAAATTTTTCTTTATTGATATCATCAACATTCTGAAGCGGTTCGTTAGGTTCTTTTCCTTCTAATGTTTCAATTAAGAATTCAGCTTTTACACGAATTAACTCGGCTTCAAAAATACGAGCCATTCCTTTGTAAATATTTTCTTCTTTAATCAAGTAGTCTTCTGGAATAATCAAAGCATCGTTTACACATTTTACCCAGCTCGCTTCATAAGCTAGACGACCTGTCCGATTTTTATAATCTGATAAAAAATATCCTGTTTTTTTGTCACGTAATACGATAAAAGTTTTTTGTTGTTTCATGATTGTTCTCCTTTAATGTTTAAAATCCACCTTGCCATGTTTTGGGTGCTTGTACCACCTCTGGCTTTACGCTATACCCATCTTCAATCAGGATGCTACATTCATCTCCTGTTGATACACGAGTCGCGATTGCTTGCAAGCCTTCTTGTTCTAGCCATGAACCAAATTCTTGCAAAGTCAGCTGATCCATTTGTTCCAGCTTGTCAATCAACACAAAGCCACACTCTGGTTTCAATTTACGCACGATTGCAGTCGCTACCTGTAGTTGCTGACTACCAGACATGTTATCCCATCGCTGACCGAGGTAGAGCAATTCACCATCGTCCACAGATAAGCCGGGCAATGGCAAATCTGCATTAGTAAGCAAGTCTGTCTTCTGCTTGCGGATGTCAGCAATAACAAGGTCTAATTCACGATATTGCTCGCGATAACCCTTGGCATCTTCTTCTGCTTTATCCTTGTCCAGATTAGCACGCACTTTACGATTGATTTCGTCAATCTCTGCGATGTTGTTTTCAATCTCCTCAGTTGATTCATCGAGAAGGTCCATGGCATCGGTATTCGCGATAGCCAAGTCTTGAGCTAACTGACTTTCTTTTTCTTTGGCATCAGCCAGCAATTGCTCCAATCGTTCAACCTCTGCAGCTGCTGAGTTATGTTGATTTTGGATAGATACCAAGTTCTGGCGCTTACGAGCATTCTCGCCATTCGTAGCAAGGATAGCCTGTTGTTGTTGGATAAGCTCAGAGATAGAGACTAGTTCTTTCGGTGCATCTGGGTAGTACGGTTGTTCTTTTGCGAACTTCTCCTTTTGGTCGGCAATCACACCAATTGCGTGGCGTTCGTCATACTTGGCCTTTTCCTGCATTTCCAGTTCAGCAAGTTGCGGACCGACTCCGATAATTTGTAGCAGAGTTTTCGCTTTCTCTTTGCTGGTCTGCTCCATGAATTTTGGCAAGTTGATAGCCAGTTCTTCCACGAAGCTATCCAGCAAATTTTGACCAGCCTTGTTGCCACTCGGGTCGATGACCTTGAGAGTGCTGTTCTTACCACTACGCTCTACAATTAAGCCATTTGATAGCGTGATTTTTAAGCTAGGCGGAATTGTACTTCCTTCTCTCTGAGCTTGGCTAGGCTTGTACTTATTACCACCTAGCGCCCAAGCAATCGCATCTAATACGCTTGTTTTACCTTGGTTGTTATTTCCACCTACGATTGTCAATCCAGTCGCTGACGGCTCTAATTTGACCGCTTTAACACGTTTGACGTTTTCGATTTCTAGTTTATTAATCGTTACCATCTTTTTCTCCTCCAACTCTTAAAGATTTGACAGGGATTTGAATCTCTTCAACTTCCGCATATTCAAGAGCGAAATCAAGTAGCTGGTTTAAAACGTCAATCAATTTCATATCACACTCATCCGCGAGGTCTATAATACGCTCATAGTGTTCGCGAGCTACTCTGATACGTGGTGTTGGTTCTTGTGTTCCTTTGGTTTTATATTTTCTGTTCATTATTTTCTCCTTAGTTTTAATTGGAAATTTTCTGCTTCTAATCTCTTTCTCAAAGATTGTTCCTTTTGCAATTGCTTCTTGAGATCATCTATTTCATGTTGCATATGCGCCATCATTTCTAGGTCGCGCATTTTCTCTCTACGCTGGCAAGTGGATAAATCCCACGCTTGTCTATCCCATACGATTTGCATGTCGCATTCTCCGTGGTTCTGGCAAGGCCAGAGGTTCTGGACGCAATCCTACAGGCGGTTCGTTGTCGTAGGTAAAACCCTTGAACTCTCTGCGGATATTCTTGCGAATTTCTTGCCATTTATCCTCTCTACCACGTTCGTATGCGTGATTGTAGCCTTGGATAATCATAGACGCAAATTCTTGCTCTTCTCGTCTTTCTTCTTCCTTGCGTTTTTCCTGCAATTTGATATGACGGCAAGCCCCTGCAAATCCAATCAGCAAAGCTCCAACGCCCATTAACTGGTCTAAAATCGGTGGTTCAAACATTTTTATCTCCTTATGCTCTTAATTTTCGTACTTCTTTTTCTAATTCCAAAATCTCATAAACATCATTGACATCATACATAATATCTTTCCCTTGCTTACGAAATTTCAATCCTTTACGTTCTAACTTCTTAACATAGGCATGATTAAAGCCAAACTTCTTCATCAAGGCTTGTTGATTGATTGGCATGCGATCATTCTCTAACTGCTCCTTGACCTGCTTTTCAGCAAAGGCCAATAATTGGTTTGTGAACAATTCAGCACTTTCGCCGTCCAATCGTAATTGTAACGTTATACCTTCCATTTCTACATCCTCTCAACTATGCGGGCAAGCATTTTTGTGATATAATGGTCTAAATTGTTTAAGCAAGCGCCTGACTTCGTTAGGTGCTTTTTTGTTTTAATTACATTTCTGTAACTCTCGCTTGTTCATTCATACCTCTCCCAAACTATGATTTAATTCGTATTTTTTACCTAAAAAAATAAAATCCTTTTCGACATTGTATAGTCGAGCAAGTTTGTCTAAAAGATCCATTGGAATTTTTGAACTATCATGCTCATACTTCAACAGTGTTTGTTGATGAATGTTCAGTTTATTTGCAACTTCTTTTGCAGATAAGTTATAGTTTGTTCTTATTGCTCTTAATGTCATTTTTGGCACATTACCACCTCCTTATCTAAGTTCATCTAATCTGACTTTCCATCGCCCTGAGTTCAATCTCATGGCTGACTTGTTTCAATAGCTTCTCACACGCTATTTTAGCTTCTCTGTACGTTGTAGATTCGCTGATGAAGTAATCAGCAAGTTCGATGATTTTATCTTCCAATTCTAACTACCTTTCAAATATGGTATAATCAAAATAAAAATGATTGGAGAAGTATTATGATATTTCAAGCAAAAATAAACTCTTCTGTTTCTAGACCTGTAACCATTGAAGATATCTGTCCAAATTGTAAAAAACCAACCAATCCAGATCTTGTAAATTCTTCTTATTTTTCTCTCGAAGAATATAAAACAAGCTTAGTATTAACATTTAGATGCTTAGGATGTAAGCATTTCTGGACAGAGGAGTTTATAGCTACAAGATATTTCAGCATTAATTCCACCGATGAATACAGAATCGAGCATATCAAAGTAATTCCTAATCTTCCAAGCGATATACCTATATCTGACGATGTAGAGATTGTTTCTCCAATTGGTAAGCAAATCTATGTCCAAGCATTGAAAGCTGAACACGAGCAACTAGACCACATCGCAGGTATCGGATATCGAAAGGCACTTGAGTTCTTTGTTAAAGATTTCTCTATTGTTACAAATCCTGATGATGAAGAAAAAATCACTAAAATGTCATTAAAACAAGTTATTGAAAAATATATCAAGGATGAAGACCTTAAAACATTTGCGCTTGCATCTGCTTATATCGGTAATGACGAAGGTCATTACTATAGAAAAAATCCTGATAAAGGTTTTATAGATCTAAAGAACTACCTGCACGGAGTTATCCACTACATAGAAATGAAACTCAATTTTCTTGATGCTCAAGAACTTGTGAATCGTTCAAAGAAATCTTAGAATCTAGTTCATCCAACTTCTCAGCAATATATGTCACGGTCCTCAATATCTCGTTGAGGGCTGTTCTTTCTAATTCGTTCATTTTTCTACTCCTTTTGGGAAGAATTTTTTGAAAGTCTGCTTGTAATTGATTTAGCAAATTCTTCTACACTCGATTTTTCAAAATCCATATATTTTTTATATAGTTCATTTACTTTATAAATGTGGTAATGCATCATAGTAGATGTCACAATAAAAGATGTTAAAATTGAAATTATCAATGATTCCATGATATCTCCTTCCTACTCCTTATCTTTTTTATCACATCGGTACTTCACTATCTGACGGATAGTGAAAGATACAATCACAAATCCTGCTAGGATTATCAATCCAACATTTTCATCCATTGCTTTTCACGGCAAATGATGGTACACTATCAAGTAGAGGTTGGGGCTTCTGCCCCTTTCTCTACTTTTTGTTTTGAAGCTTACGTTTGTGTTCTAAGATTTGTTTGTGCCACAAACGTGCTTCTCTGGTTAAGCCTAGTACCAAGATGACGGTTGCAGTGTCCTTGGTTGCTAGGCTTTTTATGATGTGTTCCATCATTTGCCTTACCTCCTTTCCCTTAAGCTTGATTATATTATATTACGATTTAAATCGTACGTCAATAGTTTATTAGATTTTTTTCGTATTTTTTTCGAATTTTTTATTTACAAAATCGAAAATAAACGGTATTATATAGTAAAGAAGATAGGAGAAAAAAACATGGCAAGAGGACGAGGGAAATTAACTCCTCAAGATAAAGAGGATATGAAAGTCTTTTCCGCAAATCTTAACTCAATTTTATCTGATAGAAATTGTAAACAAGCTGAGCTATCTCGAGCGACAGGAATACCGCCTAGCACATTGACAGGGTATGTAAAAGGAACTTCTTTGCCAATCCCTGGTAATGTTCAAAAAATTGCAGATTTTTTTGGAGTACCTAAATCTGTATTAGATCCTAGATTTGTAACTAATAATTCTATGGTCGATGACCCCTCTTCTAATACTTCCTCCATCCAAACCATCTACGACAAACTAGAACCGCCTGGACAAAGAAAAGTTATCACATACGCTGAAAAATTACGTGACGAACAAGAGAAACGAAGAAAAGCTAAGAAAAATGAAGTATCGGAGAAGGTTGTTCAACTCTATGGTTACGACTACTACGACCACGCTGCTTCAGCAGGTACTGGGCAGTATTTGAATGATGTACGAGTGGAACGGATAGAGTTGCCAGTGGATGTTGATGCTGACTTTGTAATCCCAATCAAAGGGGACTCGATGGAGCCTGACTATCATGATGGCGACCTAGTGTTTATCCAGACAAGTGTTGATTTGAATGATGGTGTTATCGGAGTGTTTAACTACAACGGAGAGGCATATATCAAGCAACTGGTTATTGATACAGAACAAGCCTATCTACATAGCTTGAACCCTGATTACAAAGATATGCCAATCACACCAGAAACAGACTTCCGAATCATTGGAGAAGTCGTAGATTTGTATAGAGAAAAATAGACGGAGAATAACAATGGTTGAATTAAATGAAGAATTTTCTTCAATTTCCTTTAATGAAAAAATATCGAACATTCGTTTTGTACACTTAGAAAATGAAAAACTTTTGACAACTGCTTCTTCTTTGGATGAATTTCCTGCTTCTTTTTCGCTTGGAGTAGACATTGATTTGTTCAATATTAAAGCTAATTACAAATACCAAATCCATGTTTTCTTTCAAGGAGATGGACAACTCCATGATCAACTCATACACGTTTCAAACGTATACATCCATGAAGAAGAATTTATCTTCTCCAAAAATAATTACGGTATAACTACAGGAAGTTTTATCTTTGGATTGACCCCTAAAAAACAAGGTGATTATAGAATTACTCTCAAACTTGTTGACGCGGAATATCAAAAGGTTCTCGATGAATTTCATCAATATATCTATCTTTACAAGAGGTAACAGGCATGAGTGGTACAAGCGAGTTTAAAACAAAAACTACAGACAAAGTCACAGAATTGCGTTCCCAAAATTATGCTAATGGTGATATAATGAAACCAAAGATTCAGGAGGAACAAAGTATGGAACGTGAAATATATACTAAAACAGAAATTGATTTAAAACTCGATAAAATCAATTCTGATGTCAAACATGGTTTTGAAAAAGTTGATTTAAAATTCGACCAAGTCAGAACTGAAATGCGTGACGGATTTGAAAACATGGGACTTCGAATGGAAAAAATGTTCTCTGATTTCAAACTGGAGCAACAAAAAGAGAAAGAAGAAAACAAAAAATGGTTAATCGCATTAACCGTTGGATCACTTCTTTCAATTATCGGGATTGTGGTTTCGATTATCGCTATCCTAGCTCAAAAATAAAAAAATCCCCACACTCGCAAAGTTTGGCGACTCTGAGTGTGAGGATTTAACTTTCCATCAAGCAAGCAATGGAAAGGATGATAAAAAAATACACCTATAGTTTATCATAAGTTCTACACCTTTTCAACTATGCGGGCAAGCAATCGAAAAGAAAGGACTTTTTATGATAAAAAAATATATTACCAAAAAAGGAGAAACTAGATATCTCTTTCAAACATATCTGGGTATAGACCCTGCTACTGGAAAAGAAAAACGCACAACACGACGTGGGTTTAAAACCATTAAAGAAGCTAAAGCAGCCGAACGTGACCTTCTCTTAGATGTTGAAGAAAATGGTTTTTCAAACAATGAAGATTTCCAGAACCCTACTTTTGCTGAAGTCGCTGAGTTATGGCTTGATAGCTATAAGAGCACTGTAAAACCAACAACTTATCAGAATACTAAGAAGAAACTTGATGTTATGATTGACTCATATTTTACAGATATGAAGATTCAGCAGATCAGTGTAGCTTATTGTCAGAAGGTTGCTATCAAGTTAAGTAATCGCTATATCCTATATGCCAATTACTACTCTGTCATCAGCCGTATTTTCAAGTATGCCACTTCTATTGACATCATTAAGTCAAATCCTTTAGATAAGATTATCAAGCCTAAAAATAGGCCATTAAAGGGCAAAGAGAACTACTATACAAAACAGGAACTAACCGAGTTTCTTAAAGTTTACAAAGCAAATTGTAAACCAGTAGACTACACTTTTTTCCACTTACTCGCTTTTTCTGGATTGAGAACTGGAGAAGCAATTGGCCTCATGTGGTCAGATGTTGACTTTGAAAATAAGTTGTTAAGCATTTCTCGCACGGCTGTCGTGATTGGTAAAAAACAAACTGTTCAGGATCCTAAAACCAAAAGGAGTAAGAGGGTTATCACCTTAGATGATGAAACTCTGAATGTATTAAAACTCTGGAAACGTCAGCAAATAAAAGAATATTTCCAGGCTGGTGTGCCTTATAAACATGATTCGAATTATATTTTTACGAACAATGGCGGGGGATGGCTTTTAGCTGCAACTATGAAAGTGAAACTTTTAAGATTCTTTCGTAAACACAATAATCTTAAAAAAATTTCGCCTCACGGGTTTAGACATACACACGCTTCTCTCCTATTTGAAGCTGGTGTTACAGCCAAAATTATTTCGGACAGATTAGGTCATAATAATGTTCAAACTACCCTTGATATGTATACCCACATCAACGATAATCAACGTGTTGAAGTCGTTAATCAGCTCATGGATTTCATCCGCTCCAGCTAAAAGTAGAGTCGTATTCAATTTCGTATTCACTTTTACTTAACACGCTAGAAACCCACTGGTTTCAAACGATTAGCAAGCTGTGTACTATTATGGTATAATGAGAGA